CGGCAACATGCGCTGGTATCTTGGACCGCCAGAAATGAGATTCTACTGGTCCATTGGAGTCGGTCAAGTTAAGTTGACTTGGTTCAGGACAGGGCCGATTGGCGGTGAGTCTGGTGTTGACCCCCACCTCATTATTGGCATGGCTGGGGAAGTGCCTTGTCTGCTGGAGCGTATCAAGCCAGCACATACACAGATCGTTTTTGACTATTCTAGCCTGCAGCTTGGCGGGTCAATGGCAGGTACACCATAAGGGGAATTAGATGCGATATCATCAACCGTACGGCGTTCAAGATGTCGATGCTCCATACATCAATGGCGACCCAAGCCTAGGTCGGCAAGGTTCGATCATCCCGGCGGAAGCAGTCGAGTATCCGCAGCGCGAAATTGTCGCTGCCATCGAAGCTGCGAAGCTGACGCCGGATGATGCCAGTCTTGCGCAGCTCCTGTACGCGATGCGTAGTCAACGAATGAATTATGCGCTGGCGGTCAACAGCGCGCCAAATGCCGTTGCCGTAGAATTCGACCCGCCGATTGCAAACACCATGACGCCGGGAATGCCGCTGCGCATCAAGGGCGCTGTGAACAATACGGGGGCGACGACGCTGGTAGTGGACGGCGACAGTCATGCGCTGCGTTACGCGAGCGGTGCAGAATTGCTGGCTGATGACATCAAGGCTGGCGTGATCTTTGAAGCGATCTGGAATGACGCCGGTTATTGGGAGTTCAACCCGTACGCGAGCGGTGCCGCTGGTGGCGGCAGCACGACCAACACGTTTGTCAATATTCCATACGTCAACGATACCGGTACGCCTAATTCTCTTGTCGCAAATTTCGTCCCGGCGATCACGGCGCTGGTCGCGGGCACTACCATTGAAGTGAGACTTGCCAATGACATCACCGGGGCTTCGCAGATCAAGGTAAACGCACTTGCTCCGGTGCCGATAGTGCGCGGCAACGGTGCGCCATTGCAGAGCGGAGATGCTGCGACCGGGCAGATCATGTTGCTGATCTATTCCGCCGCGCAAGGTGCGTTCCAGTTCTTCGGTCTGATACCGAAGCCTGCCTCGGGTCTGGGTCCGGTCGGCAGCATCATTCTGACGGCTGGCAATGCGGCGTTTCCAGGCACTTTGAAACTGAACGGGGCGATCCTGCCGCGCACGGCGCATCCGCAGCTTTATGCGTTCGCTGCTGCGTCCGGTCGTATCGCGGCTGATTCTGATTGGACAAACCCGGCCAACCGGTATTGGACAAGTTTCTCGTATGGTGACGGCTCAACAACTTTCCGGTTGCCGGATTTTCGCGGCGAGTTCATGCGGTTTTGGGATGATGCGCGCGGCGTCGATCCGGGGCGTCAATTGTATCAGCAGCAGAACTCGCAGACCGGTGAAATCGTCGGGGCCGGTTCGATGGCCGTTTCCAACATCATTTGGGACCCAAGCAAAGCCCCGCCATCCGCCATGTTCACCAATCCGAACGTCAGCGGCCTTGCACACGCCTTGGACAGCGGTCCGCCAATGGGCGACTTTCCAAAGGCGTTCACAGCGGGTGTCAGCCTTAACCTCAACGTCGGACAGGAGACGCGGCCACGCAATGCGCCGGTCGTGCCTTTGATTGTGGATGGTTGACATGCAAGTATTCTGCTTCGACTACGAAAGCGGGGCCTACACAGGCGAGCAGACGCTCGATGTGACGGACTGTGACCAGCGTGCTCTTGGTGTCGTGTTGATACCGGGCAATGCAACATGCACACCGCCGCCGCGCTGCGGTAAGGGTCTGTGGCCAGTCTGGCGTGACGGTCGCTGGCTGGTTTGCGAACTCGCGCCCGATCCACTTGCAGATTACTACGCGAATTTGTGAGGCAGCATGTCAGAAGCCGCAGAAGTCCAGATCATGACGTTCTCTGACGCCGATTTTTCGCGGGCGTTTCAGTGGGTCATTAATGGCGTGCCGTTTGACTTCACGGGTTGTGGCCTAATGATGATGATACGCAAGCGTCCGGAGGACACTGAAGTGTTCGTGTCGCTCAGCACCGATGACGGCGACATTGATTTCCTGCCTGACGTCGATGGCAAATTGACGACCTTCAATATTCGCATCCTGCGTGAGCAGACAGTTGATATGCAGGCTGGCGATTATTATCACAGTCTGATTTTGCTGCGGCCAGATGGATTGCGCGAGGACATTTTCAGGGGCAAGTTGACACACGCAATTGGACCAACGCGATGACCAGTGTCAAGATTATTTCGGTTCCTGAGCAAGGTCCGATGGGGCCGAAAGGTGATCGCGGTGACGATGGCGCACCGGGCACACCGGGGCCGCACGGCGCAACCGGCCAGATAGGTCCACCCGGTCCTCCGGGTTTGCCGGGAGCAAAGGGCGATCAGGGCGACCCCGGTCCTCCCGGTGGTCTTGGCGACGGTCCGTCAGATGGGAAGGTCTACGGCAGGAAGGACGCCGCATGGGTGAAGGCCGTCGATCCGGCTGGCGACACCATGACCGGACCGTTGGCGCTCGCGGGTGATCCGGGGAGCGCGCTCGTCGCGGCACCGAAGCAATACGTCGATGCCGGTGATGCGGCGGTAACGACAGCGTTCCAGAGCGCCGACACTGCGCTCGCCAACAGCAAGGTGGCAAAGGCGGGCGACGTCATGACCGGCGCATTGACGCTGGCCGGTGACCCTGCCGCCGACTTTCATGCCGCTTCGAAAAAATATGTCGATGCCGCCGTTGCTGCGGCTCAAAGCGGCTTTCCTGCCGGGACCAAGATGCTGTTTCAGCAAACAGCGGCACCGACCGGATGGACCAAGCAGACGACGCACAACGACAAGGTGCTGCGCGTGGTCAGCGGCACTCCCGGCTCCGGTGGCTCTGTTCCTTTCTCGACTTTCCTCGGTCGTACCAGCACGGACGGCGTGACGCTCAGCACGGCGCACATGCCGTCGCACAATCATTTTTTGAAAGTTTCCGCCAGCACTTCTCCGGCACAATTTCCATTGTCAAATGGTTCAACTGTGGCTTTTGGCGATACGTTTTCAAACACGACTTACGGCGGTGCCGAGAACTATTCGTACAATCAAACCACTATTATCGGCGCGGCTGGCTCCGGTGCCGCCTTCGCTGCGGGCATCGATTGCCGCATCGCCTACGTCGATCTCATCATCGCCACCAAGAACTGAGCCATGAAAACAGCAACCATCTCACGTACCGACAACGTGGTCTACATCGACGGCGTGGCCGTGCCGGTTGACTGCGCGGACATTGATCCGGCGGTCCACGTCATCCAGTGGAATGCTGAGACGCAACGTGGCGCAATTGAGTTTGTTGATGACGATCCAAATGATGGCTTCAAGGAACCGAACCAGCCCATCGACGATATCTCGGCGTGGAAGTCTTACATTGACATCGCAGTGGAAACTCTAGATGCCGCAGACAGTGCAGAAGCCACGCGGACCTGACAACCTGATCTGTCCGCTGCATCGCGCTGCCATGTCGGACGTGTGCGACAAGTGCCCGCTGTGGGTTCATGTGCTCGGCAAGCATCCGCAGAGCGACCAGCCGGTCGATCATTGGGATTGCTCGCTTGCTTGGATGCCACTTTTGCTTATTGAAAATTCGCAGATGCAGCGGCAGACCGGCGCGGCTGTTGAAAGCTTCCGTAACGAGATGGTGCGGGCGAACGAGGTTTCGCGTGATCTTATTATCAATGGCGGCAGCAAGAGGCTGACTGATGGTAACTGAATTTGTTGACCCTGACGATGTCATCGTCATCGAAGTGCCAGCACAAGGTCCAATGGGGCCGAAGGGTGATGAAGGTGACGTTGGTCCACCGGGACCGCAAGGGATACCGGGACCACGTGGCAGTGCGGGCGTACCGGGGATGCCGGGGGCACCGGGACCGGCGAGCGAGATACCGGGACCGGAAGGTCCAGCGGGACCGCAGGGACCGGCTGGCGCGGACAGCACCGTGCCGGGGCCGCAGGGACCGCAGGGCGCAACAGGTCCGCAGGGTCCGCAGGGCGATCCCGGCGCGACAGGTCCGCAGGGTCCGGCGGGACCGGTGCCGGAAGCGCCGACAGATGGCAAGCTGTACGGACGGCTATCGTCAACATGGGTCGCTGGCGTAAAGCTCGCTGGCGACACGATGACGGGCCACTTGTCGCTGCCAACCGGTCCTGCTGCAGCGAATGCTGTGCGAAAAGATTATGTTGACGCGGCTGTTGCGGCTGTTCCTGCGCCTCCTACCGCTGCGACTGCCAATCCTATTATGGACGGTGCGGCGGCTGTCGGTGTCGCGGTCAAGTATGCGCGTGAGGATCACGTCCATCCAACCGACACGTCTCGTGCAGCGGCTTCGGCAATTCCGGTCGCTGCCACTGCCGCCGAATATATCGCCAACTCCGCGCCGACAAAGATGCTCACGCCGGGAGCGGCGTGGAGTGCGGCTGCGACTGCAACACTAAATGATGCAGCAACCGTCACGCCGGATTTTAGTCTTGGCCTTGATTTTTATTGGACGCTTGGTGCCGCCGGTCGAACGCTGGCAAATCCAATCAATGTCAAGGCAGGGCAGAAAGGTCTTATTTATCTCCGACAGGATGCAACCGGAAGCCGCACAATTACGTCTTGGGGAAACATGTATTGGTTCCCCGGTGGGATCAAGCCGACCCTGACAGCAACGCCAAATGCACTTGATATTATTTCATACTCAGTAAACGCATCAATGGGCGTGCTTGTCTGCACCTTCTCGGCGGGGTTTGCCTGATGCTGCCGGGGATCACACCGGCACTGATGGGTGCGCCGCCAGATTTGAACGGCAATGACGCTTTCACTGTATTGCTCTTGCACTGTAACGGTGTAAACGCCAGCACCGTTTTTACTGACTATTCGCCAAAGCAGCGAGGCAACGCCGGGGTCGTTGGCATTGCACAGGTGTCGGCTGGTTATTTCAAGTTTGGTTCAGGCTCTGTTTACATCGGCAGCAATGGCGCACTGACCTATCCGGCACATGCTGACTTCAATATGGGCAGCGGCGACTTCACGCTTGAGTGCCAATTCAATGTCGCTGGCGCTGGCGGCGGAACCTACCGCACAATGTTTGGGCAGATGGACAGCGCGGCTACGCTGACGACGCACAGTTTCTCCATACGCTTGAGCGCCACCAACCAGCTTTATGCGACAGTCGCCCAAGGCGGGAGCAACGTCGTTGTGACTGGGGGCGCTGCGGTCACGGACTCAATCTTTCATCATGCCGCGCTTGTTCGTTTCGGCAATGCACTCAAGCTGTTCCTTGATGGAGTACAGGTGGTGGCAGATGTCGCCATCAGCGGTGCAATCAACAGCAGCGCTAATTTGTTCGCGGTCGGGCGGATTGGTGAATACACCGGTCAGCAATGGCCACACACGATTGATGAAATCCGTATCAGCAAAGGCATAGCCCGCTGGACTGCGAATTTTACGCCTCCGACAAAAGCCTACGGCATTGCTGCGCCAGCAACAAAATTGATTGTCCAAGTCCCGGCCTCAGGAACGACAGGCACCGCATTTAATGTTCAAGTCCACGCTGCTGACGAATCAAACAAACCGACTACTAATTATTCCGGCACTGTGCGTATCACCTGCAATGACGGCGCGGCTAACATGCCAGCCAACAGCGTCCTCACGAATGGTTATGGTCAGTTTTCGATGACGCCAAGGACGGGGCAGACGACGACCGTCACGGCGACCGACACGGTAACGAGTTCAATCACCGGCTCGGCGAACATCTCGGTGGCGGCAGCAGCAGCGCAGGCAGCGGCATGGGCTAGTACGACCTCATGGACGGTACCGGCCAACTGGAACAACGCCAATAATTCAATCGAGTGCATTGGCGGCGGTGGCAATGGCGCGCTCGGTGGCGGTGGCGGCGGCGGTGGCGCGTACTCAAAAGTGAGTAACGTCACGCTCACTCCCGGCGAAGTTTGCAACGTGCGCGTCGATGGTCCCGGTGGCTACACACTATTCCAGAGGCAAAGCGGAACGACGCTGTGTCAGGCCGCGCCCGGTGGCACTGGCGCAATCAATTTTGTACCGGGTGCTGGCGGCAATGCCGCGAACGGTGTTGGTGCGATCAGATACAACGGAGGCAGCGGCAATACTGGCGGCGGCGGCGGCGCTGGTGGACCATACGGCAACGGTGGACCGGGCGGAGCATATAATGCTCAAATGGGCCACGAGGGCGGTGGTGGCGGTGGTGGCGGTGGCGCGGGCGGTGGCAACGCCAGTAGTGCCGGACCGGGTGCTGGCGGCAATAGCTACGCTTGGGGCGGTGGCGGGGCGGCGGGTACTGACGGTGTCAATGGCGGCGCTGGTACGAATGGC